TTGATTTAAAAAGATATTATAAAATTAATGAAATATAATCCAAAAAATATACTACTCACCGGTTGTTGTGGATTTATAGGTTCTAATTTAGTAAATTATTTAGTAAAAAAATATCCTAATATTTATTTTTTTAATATTGATAGATTAGATTATTGTGCTAATATTAAAAATATTAATGTCAATCAAAACAATTATAAATTTTTTAAAGGTGATATTTCACAATCGGATTTTATTATACATATTTTAAATGATTACCATATAGATACTATTATACATTTGGCTGCACAATCTCATGTAGATAATTCATTTGGAAATTCTATCACATTTACTAAAGATAATATTTTAGCAACACATATATTATTGGAGTGTTGTAGAAAGTATAATAAAATTAAAAGATTTATACATGTAAGTACCGACGAGGTATATGGAGAGGTTGAATTTAATGCACCAGATTGCGATGAGAAATATTTACTTAATCCTACAAATCCCTATGCTGCTAGTAAAGCTGGGGTAGAATTTATGGTTAAATCTTATTATTTATCTTTTAATTTACCTATAATTATAACGAGAGGTAATAATGTATTTGGACCTAGACAATATCCTGAAAAAATAATACCCAAATTTATCCTGAAACTTAAAAATAATAAAAAATGTACAATCCATGGAGATGGTTCATCTAGAAGAAATTTTATATATGTAGATGATGTGTGTACTGCTTTTGAAAAAATATTATTTTATGGACAAATTAACGAGATATACAATATTGGTACTAATAATGAATATTCAGTTATGGATATTACAAAATTATTAATAGATAAAATTAAAAATGATAAATGCTATGATAAATATATAGAATATGTTCCTGACCGAAATTTTAATGATAAAAGATATGCAATATCATCTAGTAAACTTAAAAATTTAGGATGGAAAGAAGAAAGTAATTTTAACGTTTCCTTGGATAAAACTATAAAATGGTATTTTAATAATAGCTATCATTGGGATTAAAATATTTAAAGTTTTTGTTATAAATATAATTATGAAATGGTTACTATATGGTTCAAATGGATGGATAGGTAAAAAGATTAAGTTAGAATTAGAAAACCAAAATGAAATAGTTTTGATTGGTGATTCAAGGGTAGATAATGAAATTACACTAGAAGCAGAAATTATAGCAAAAAATCCAGATAGAATTATATCATTAATTGGTAGAACACATGGAGATAATATACCAACTATAGATTATCTAGAACAGTCTGGTAAATTATTAGAAAATATAAGAGATAATCTTTATGGTCCTATTATTTTGTCATATTTATGTAAAAAATATGATATACATTTAACATATATTGGCACAGGATGTATTTTTAATTATGATGAAGAACATAAAATCAATTCTAATTTAGGATTTTTAGAATCTGATAAACCTAATTTTTTTGGTTCATCTTATTCAACTGTAAAAGGATTTACAGATAGATTAATGCATAAATTATTTGATGATATTGTTTTAAATATTAGAATTAGAATGCCAATATCGAGTGATAATAGTTCTAGAAATTTTATAACTAAAATTACTAATTATAAAAAGATATGTAGTATACCTAATTCTATGACTGTTTTAGATGAACTTATACCGATAATGGTAGATATGGCAAAACGAACGATAAAAGGAACTATAAATATGACTAATCCTGGTGTTATTTCACATAATGAAATATTAGAATTGTATAAAAAATATAAAAATCCAAATTTTAAATGGGAAAACTTTTCAATTGAAGAACAAGATAAAATTTTAGCAAGTAAACGATCAAATAATCATTTAGATACATCTAGATTAGAAAAACTTTATCCTGGAATTAATAACATACATACATCAATTAAAAATATATTTAATAATAAATAAATATAATAATATTATATGAATAAAATAATTATAATACTTGTTATTTTATATTTAATATGGTATAGTTATTTGTCAATAAATATATGGGATAAAAGTTTTACAAAATATAAAATTTTAGATTATCTACCTGATAATCATCCAAATAAGTTATCACATACTTTATTTAAAAAATGCTATAATACTAAGTTATTATATAATGTAAAATTACCTAAAATTTTTAAATCGAATGAATGTACTACTTACAATAAGGATGTATTTCTCATAGAAAATAGTACTGATTTAAACAATTTTTTGGACAACTATAAAAAAGAAAAATTTGATTTTATTATCCAAGAACCATGCTTTGATAGTAATGAATATACAATATGTTATCTAAAAACCCCTTTAAAAAAAGAACCAGATGTATTTCATCTTACTAAGAGAATAATGAACAATAAACCATGTGGTAAATTTTGTATTACACATCCTAGAAGTCATAAGATATATACTATAAAAATACCTAAAAATTTTAAAAATAATATAAAACAAATATGTTCATTTGTACCTAATTTATATTGTACAAGATTTGATATAAAAGCCAAAAATTTAAAGCATTTATTTGATAATAAATTTAAAGTATTAGAAATTAATGGTTCATTCAGTCAAATGTTTATAGGTGACCCAATTAAATGTGGTATTTCTTATCTTTTAAAGATTTTATTAGGATTAATGCACATTCTTACATTAAAAGCTCATAATCCGGTAAAAATGTTAGATATTATGTCTGCATCATTTAAAACACTCGGTAAGTGTGGTACACACCATGTACTAAGTCCAAGTCCTGTTTAATATTATTCTTTATTTGTTAATAATTTTAGTTAATCACATATTTAGTGAGTAAATAAAATTGATTATACATTTATATATAAAATATAAAACCATTATTTCTTAGCTATGTCTAAAGTTGTTATAAAAGATTGGGAGTTTAGTGATGCTGCGTTTGCAGCACCATCAATTCAAAACTTATTAGAAAAACAATATGGACCTTTAACTATAAGAAAATCTACAAAAGAAGAAGATATTCATAATAATATTGATTATAAAATTAATAATAAATCAGTACAATGGAGAGTACAACGCCATGAAAATATTAAAGGTCATGTAGGTAACTATGGTCCAACATTTAGATATTCAAGAAGTTTTTCTTCACACGAAGATAGAAAAGATTCCGAATTAAAGAAAATTGTCAGAAATATGGATAATGGATTACCTTATCCCGAACATCATATATGGTGTTTAGTTGATAAAAATATTAAAATAATAAAATTTATGATTGTCGATGTAAATAAATTTGTTTCTGATTTTAAAAATGAAGAATACGAAATATGGTACACTAAACTTGGTAAAAAAATTAATAATTCAAATACTGGTAAAATTATAAGTCTTCGGCAGAATTACGATAATTCATCCGAATTTATTTCTTTAAATGAAAAATATTTACTACCAAATACAATTATTTATAAATATATTTCTAATTAATAATTTCATCAATTATTTCTAATTCTTCTTTTGTCAATATGTTTTTTATTTCTTCTATTGACTGGTTTTTATAAAGCCAATTCATTACTCTTCCATTATTAAACCCCGAATATTTGCAAATTGAGAACATAAATTTATACACATTTGACTCATATAGTTCTACTAATTTTTCACCTTCATCTTCACTATCAACAATACAATGATGTATATTATTTCCTACACCATTATTACCATCATCATATAATGGATTCAAATACCCATTTCTAAACAATAATACCTTTTTATAATCCTGATTCTCTATTTTTTTATTACAATATCTTATATCCAAATCTCCAGTCTTCTTTTTATAAGTTATAATTGGATTTTTAAAAATATCTTCAATTACCTTCTTAGTTTCTCTTGGCATAGATTTTATTAAATCTTTTCTTATAAATTTATCAACGCTATTATAATCAAATAATTTATTTGTTATATTAATAACTTCTGGTGTTAATAGTAATGGTAAAATTTTCATTTTTTTATTTAATATTATTCTACTTTCATACACCTTATTTTCATACTCACATACTACACATGTATCCTTGTATATGGTAGTATTTTCAATCAAATAATATGAGAATTGGGAGCCAACTCCAACAAAATCTTTTTTACATTCATTGACATTCAAATGATGAATTTGATTATTTATCATTGTATCAAAACAATTAACTGTACCATTCATCCAACTAGTAGGTGTTACAAATAACAATAATCCATTATTTTTCAGTATTTTAAAGGAGTATGATATAAACTTACTCCATAGATTATTTTTTCCATGTTTTGATTTACCATTTTCATTTTTCTCCTGATATGGAGGATTACCTATAATCATATCAAACTTATCTACTTGCCACACATTATTTATATTTAATTTTAATGTATCACCTACATAACTATTAAACTTTAAATTATTTAATTTTCCATCAGCATAACTCTCTGCGTGAATTTTTAGTAATTCTTCGCAAATAAATACATTATTCTCCTCCAAATCACAAAAATATAGTTTGTCTTCAATAATATGTCTACATAACAATAACTTGTCATCATAACCTTCTTTCATATTTTGATAAAATTTATCAAAAATACCTAGAATAAAATTACCCTTACCACAACATGGCTCTAATACTTTTATATCTGTTTTCCATAAAGAAGTATTATAGTCATCAATTGTTAATAACATATTATCTACAGTTTTTATAGGTGTAGGTATTTCCGCATTATTTTGACGCTCTGCTTCTGTTGGTATAAAATGTCTAGCAATTAATTTACGATACTCATCAGCTGAACTATTTCTATATATTTCAATAAGGTCGGAAATGATGTTATTCTTTTCCTCTAATGAAAACATTATACTTATAATAGTATGTTTTATTTTATTTATATCAATTTTATTTATTGATATTTGATTTAAAAATCGTGAAATATTACTATTTATAATTTTTGAATATTTATCATCCTTATACAATCTGTTTTCATAGTCATAGTCATTGCTTGATTTCATTATACAACACAATAATGGCAAAAATTTTTTCAAAAATTCTTTAGTTTTATTAATTACTTCTTTTTCAACAACTTCTTGTTTACCAATACTATCATCATTATCTCCATCATCCTGTCCAGGTTTCTTAGTTTCTTTGCCTGTTACTATTTTTTTTTCTCCTGGTTTAGGACAATCTTTTTGCTTTCCATCTAAATCTTTATTAATTATACCTAAAATATTAGAACTAATAGTAATATCAATAATATCTTTCATACTATCATCACAATCAATATTATCTAAAATTATATCTTCCTTAATTTCTATTCTAATCTTTTTTGATACATTCTCATAATAATTTATGATTTCAGCATCTGTAATATTTGTATATTCCATATCTTGTGGATTAAATACAAATATTTGTTGCTGTGTCAAATAATGTAAAATCTCAGAAAATGATTTTGTTTTATGATATTTCTGAAAATTATTTATAATATTTTTTAACAAATAATAGGTTCTCTGAATATTCATATCTACATTAATACCAATAGTTTTACCAAACGCAGGCGTTAACGACCTATAAAATCTCTGTTTTTGTTCATCCAAATTATGTCCATCATCCAAAGAAATTGTAACATCGCAATCTTCATATGTTACTCCTCTACCACCTTGTCTACCTAAAAACATAATACAACCTTTCTTATTTTCTTTCTTAGTTAATATCATTTCCTTAGACACAAATTTATTAAATTCTTCTTTCGAATCTCCACTACTATTTTCTGCATTAGAATAACATAATCTATATTTATTCCATAACTCATTATCATTTAAAAATTTTATCAAAGTCTTTTGAAGCATGTTAATACTACCTTTGTTATTACCAGTTGGTAAATATACAATAATTAATTTAGGATTTTTTTTACTTGTTTTTCTAGATTCATATTTTGTTTGTGTTTCCTCAATATATTTTTCAATCGTATTTTCGTCATTTAAATCATTAGAAATTATTTTATTAAATATAGAACACATAAATTCAATACCCTCATCACTACTACAAATTTCAAATTCTTCAATAAACCTATTTGGATCTTTTTTTGTAGGCTTTTTTTGTTGTAATGAAAGTAAACTACTTATACTATACCCATAATTAGTATTATGTTTTGAATTATATGATTCTATATCTTTTATCATTTTATTAATTATTTCTGGTTGTATCAAAATCTGTGTGGGACAATTACTATAATCTTTGTTAATATTATCTTGATTAAAACATTTTTCGAATATATCTCCATGTCTACTACACATCAAATTATAATTATCTTCATTATCTATTGATTTCATAAAATTCTCATCTTCTATATCCCAATTATAAATTAGTTCATTTGGGATTTTATAAAATACTCTAGTTTTGTTAGCTGTACCTGATGCAAATATTTTAATTTGACTATTAATATTATTTGATATAGAGACGATATCGGATACCGTCTTTTCAGTAGATGAACCGAAATCTGATTCATCAAAAATACAAGCATCAAATTCTAAACTTTTTAATTTATTTTTTTTATCTCCATTTTCAGTATCTTTTTTAAGATACTGGACACTCGCAAAACTAATACCGTTAAAATTATTAGTGATATTCATAAACTCCTTTTGTTCTACAAAGTTCACACTCCTAAAAATATCATATTTATTTAAATCTTCGATAAAGGATTTTATAGTTGATGGCACGGATGTCATAATTAATATTTTCTTCTTATTCAAAACTGTTAGCAAATCATAACAAACTAATAGCATTAGTATAGATTTTCCAGAACGAGGCTTATTTTGAATCAAATGAGTATATTTTTGTTTTTTAATATTTGATATTATTTTTTGTCTAAACATAGCTTGATGAAGTTTAGGTACCAAAAGCTTTCTACAATTATTTAAATAATCTGTATTAATAAAATCAATGAAATTTGAACTAGATATTCTAGCAAATTTTTTCTTAAATTCTTGATATCCACTTTTTATATCATTTTCATCGAGTAATAATTTATCTGTATTTATTTTTTCTAAAAGTTCTTTTGATTTACTACAATTAGTATTATAATTATGATTTATTATTTTGGTTTTGTCCTTAACAATAAGACCAATTAAATCATTTTCTTTACAGTTTAATTTCAAGGTTGATATGCCCAATTTATCAATATCTGCACTTTCATTATTTCTATATTTAATTGAAAATGCGATTTTTCTTTCTTTATCCAATAATGTCATATCGGCTTTATCATTACCTTGATTAATAGGCAATTCTATAAGCATCCTCACATCATCTAATTTTTCCTGCGAATCATATTCTTCAAACTTTCCTAAAAGAAAATTTGAAAATTGTATCGGTAAACATTTCAATAAAGTAAGAATAATACTAACCGTCTCGAAAACAAAACCTTGATAACTTTTATCATCACTTTTAGTTCCATTATTTGTAATAATTGAACTAAAAGATTGTTTATTTTTCATATTTATTAATACATCTACTCTTTTTTTTTGGTCTCTAAATTCTTTTATTATATTTAGTTTCTTCATAATTATTTGAAAATTTATTTGTAAATTATGAAATCAATTTTTAATAAATTTAAAGAACACTGCAATACAAATCAGATTAACCAAGGTACAACCGAATATGAATATCTTCCAAATAGAAGAATTTTATATAAATAAAAATATAAATCATAGTTAGTCAACATTGCAGTAAAGATTGTACTTTGCTAACTTTATCATCTTTTAAATTTAAAAAAAATGTAAATCAAATACATTTATACCAATTTTAGTTTCAGCTTATTTTTTATTTTTCTTGGTATTATTTTTTTATTTTTCTTGGTATTATTTTTTTATTTCCACGACTTTTTCGTTTTGACTTAAAATTATTAGCTCTTTTTCTCTTTAATAAGTTTAAAATTTCACCTGTAATATTATATTTTTGTTTTATAGATTTATATTTTTTAATCCTAGTTTGTAATGCCTCTTTAATTAACTTAAAATTATGTTCTTTGCCTTTGGGATCGTTAAAGAAAAATAATTCTGGATCTAAATCATATCCAGAATATGTCTTAAAAATAAATTTTAATCTTTTCAATGCCTTGACTTTGTCGGTTGCTATATTCCAATTATATAGTTTTCTTAAGAAACAATCACTCCCATATCTTAAAGCTGCTTTCTCTTTAAAAGAATTTTTAATAAAACAGATTAATAAACCACCAATTAAATACGAGTATAATTGGGGAATATTTTTAAGTATGGTCTCTTCATCATTTTGTTTATCTAACCATATTGGCATAAATAAGGGAGAAAATATATATCTATGTAATCTTGATTTAGACTGAAGAAATAACCATTTTTTCTCAATTTGTATTTCAGTTATTCCAGATGCACTACCTAAATCTCCTAAATAAATCTTAACTTTATCAATATCACTACCATATATTTTATATAATAAATTTTCTGGTTTTAAATCTGTATATATAAATTTATTATTTACATTATATAAACATTCTAATGATTCAATAACTTGTAATACAATTTTATATATATATAAATTATATAAATCATCTACCACACATGAATTGTGTACATTTAATTTACAAAAATCTTTAGGTAAATCATTATTAGGTTTACATGGTTTAACGGTATTATCTAAACACGAACAACAATATTCTATATTTTCTTTCAAATTTTTAAGATTACCATCTAATAGTTGTAATAAATACCAATGATTGTTATTATGTGTAGTTAAAAATAATTCGTTAACGGCTTGACATTTAAATTTAGAAGATTGAATACTTCTCGAAATGTCTTTTTCAATTGCATTCTGACCAGATATTACTTCTTCTTTTTTAATAGCTACTTCAAATAATTCACTATCATTATAAAATACTGCACCTTTGAAAACGTCCCCAAAAGAACCGCCACCAAGTCTTTTTTTTAAATAAATAACAACATTATATTCAGTATTTCGTTCACCTCTAATAATAAAAGTTAACGTATTCGGATTATCATCTTCTAATGTTTCTATTGTAAAAGGATTTTTAGTTATTTCAAAAAAAAACTCAATTTCATTATTAGTTAACATTTGTTTTTGTTTTAATTTTGATAATTTAGGCCATAAGGATTTAAGTTTTGTTACTTTTCTGGTAGACATTATATAATATTTAAATATTTAAAATTTAAATTAAAGATTATAATATATATATAAACTATGAATTCACAAAATTTAACAAATAACCAAGATTCTTTATCACAAGTATCGGGTTCGACAAATTTTGGTACAGAATTAGAAGGTATTAAAAATGGACATTTGATTTTTAGAATAGACGCAAATGATGAAAGTGATAGTTTTAATTTTATAAGTAAAAATACATATCAATCAAATGATTTTAATAATATTTTATCATTAAAATCAAATGGTAAAATTGGAGTCAATAATAAAAACCCAGAATATAATTTAGACATCAATGGAAGTTTACGTATTAAAGACGTAAATACCAAGTCTACTATTAAATTCTTAGATAATGATGGTACATTGGGTGGGAAATTAATTTATAAAAATAATAGTATGAATTTTACTAATAATAATGACCAAGAAATACTCACACTTAATTGTAATTCAAATAAAAACGTAGGAATAAATACTAATCAACCTACTAATAAACTTGATATTAATGGAGATTCTATAAGAATTAGATTAGAATCATCTCCCCCCAATAATAATACTATTGGAAATAAAGGTGAAATAAAATGGAATCAGGATAATATCTTTATATGTTTAGGATTAGATGGGTTAACATATAAGTGGAAAAAAATCCCATTAAGTGACATTTAATTTTTTTTGAATATATAAATAAAAAATTTTATTTAATTTATTATAATAATTATGAATATCATTCATATCTATATTGATATCCGATAATGCATCAGTGCTAATAAATAAGTTAATATCATCAACTAAGGTTTTAATTTTATTAGATATAAGAGAATATTCTAAATTCTTTTTAGAAATTTTTTTATTGTAAGATTCAACATTTATATCATTATAAACTTCACATAAATCATGATTATATAAATACATATTTTTTATAAAATTATGATATGATTGTATAATTATATTCATTCTATTTAATTTAATATTTTTATTAATCTTAGGCATATTAAATTCTAAAATTAAATTAGTATTAGTGTTAGTAGACTTCTCCAAAATATACTCTTTATTATTAATATTAATAATATGCATGTATATTTCGTTATCTATCTTTTTCAAATTATAATGTTTAACTAAATAATCTAAATTATTTTCTGCATTATTTAAATTAATAATAATTTTATAGTCTGAATATGTAGTTTGTTTATCTAAAAAATCCTTTAAAAAAAGTCCATTAATCTCAAATATCTGTGATTTAGTTATAATTTTAATACTATATAGACCAGTTATATTAAATTGCTTATATAATTCACCCCAATAAATATCACTAATATTAGAATTACTTGGAAATTTAAT